GGGCAGTATGAAACCTGCCGACTACGGCTTGACGCCTTGATTGACTGGCATACCCAACCCTTGAGCACACCATGATTGTTGAATTGAACCTGACGCAACTGATTTTTCTGTTTATTGCCGCAGCCAGTGGCCTGTGGGCGGTGGCCAAGGTGCTGGCAACGCTGTTTTTGCGGGACCAGAAAAAGAAGTTGGCCGACATTCAGAGCTGGGACCAGGCGCAGCACGCGCTCATGAACGAGCAGTTTGGCAAATTCAACGCGCGATTTGAAACGCTGAGCACAGCGATCAAGGATGAAGCAGGCCAGTGGGCGCGAGTCGAGCGCGACTTGCTGACCTTCAAGGCCGACCTGCCCTTGCACTACGTGCGTCGCGAAGACTACATCCGTGGCCAAACCGTGATGGAGGCCAAGCAGGATGCGCTGTACAGCCGCATTGACTTGCTGCAAAACCAGATTCAGGCACTGATCAGTAAAGGAGTTTCCCCCCATGGTTGATATGACAAAAATCCGCCGCGAGTCGATTCGCTGGCGGCTGCTCGACACGCTGAACAAGGCGCGCCCGCACACCAGTAGCGCGCAGTGGCTGCTGGACGTGGTGCGCGGGGTGTACCCGGACACCTCCGCGCTGGAGGTGCAGCGTGAGCTGAGCTACCTGGCAGAGCGCGACCTGGTGGAGTTGGTCAAGCAGCCCAGCGGCATGTGGTTTGCCGACTTGAGCCGCTACGGGGTGGACATTGCCGAGTACACCATTGAGTGCGAGCCGGGCATTGCCCGCCCACCGATCTACTGGACCGAGTGAGATGCCGCGCCGCTCTGAAGTTGCCAAGCTGCCGCAGGATGTGCGGCGCTGGCTGGAACGCAGCCTGGAGGAGTCTGGCTACGGTGGCTATGAGCTGCTGGCCGAGCTGCTGCGCGAGAAGGGTTTCACCATCAGCCGCAGTTCGCTACAGCGTTGGGGCAGTGACATTGAGCGCCAGCGTGCCAGCATCAAGGCCGAGACCGAGGCCGCCATTGCGCTGAGCGAGGGCACGGCCGATGACCGCGACACCCGCAGCGAGGCCATGCTGGCGCTGCTGCAGACCGGCATGATCCGCGGGCTGCGCGCACTGATGGACACCCAGGATGAGGCCGACCCGGCCGAGCGCGTGGCGCTGCTGGCCAAGGTGGGCAAGGAGTCGTCCAGCATGGCGCGGGCCAGCATGGACCTGAAGCGGTTTCAGGCAGGCATTGAAGAGGCTGCGTGCAGAAGGCTGCTTGAGCAGAAGCGGGACCAGCTTGACGAACTTGGGAAATCTGGTCAGGCGGGTCTGTCCAGAGACCAGGTGGACATCATCAAGGCCCGCATCTTGGGCATTGGCACCCAGCAATGACAGCCGTGCAATCACCACCTGCAGCGCTTCTGCCGTACCAGCAACGCTGGATTGCAGATCCATCGCCCTTCAAAGTGGCTGAGAAGGGGCGGCGCACTGGTTTGACTTGGGCGGAAGCTGCTGACGATGTGTTGATTGCTGCAGCAGACCGGCAGGCAGGTGGGCAAAACGTCTATTACATCGGCCAGGACAAGGACATGACGGAAGAGTACATCGACGCCTGTGCGATGTGGGCCCGCGAGTTCAACTACGTTGCCAGTGCAACCGAACAAGGTATCTGGGAAGAAGACGCCGACGATGACAAGAACAAAAACATCCTGACGTTTTCCATCCGGTTCCCAAAATCTGGTTTTCGGATCACTGCACTGGCATCGCGCCCCAGAAAACTGCGCGGCCGACAAGGTGTGCTGGTCGGTGACGAGGCCGCTTTTCAGGACGATCTGGATGCACTGATCAAGGCGGCCATGGCCTTTTTGATCTGGGGTGGCAAGGTCCGCCTCATCTCCACCCATTTTGGCGTGGACAACGCCTTCAACGACTTGTGCAATGAGATTCGCGCCGGGCGGCAAAAGGGGTCGATCCATCAGATCACGTTTCGTTCGGCCGTCAAGGAAGGGCTCTACCGTCGTGTCTGTATGCGCATGGGGAAGGCTTGGTCACAGGCCGACGAGGATGCCTGGACAAAGGACATTTACGACTTTTACCGTGCCAATGCCGATGAAGAGCTTGACTGCATTCCGTCGCAGTCAAGTGGTGCGTATTTCAGCCGTGCATTGGTCGAAGCAAGAATGAGTCTGGAATACCCGGTGCTGCGCTTGACGTTGCCACAAGGCTTTGAACTGCGACCTGAAGATGAGCGCGTTGACACGGTCAATGACTGGCTTGTCGAGAACGTCAAGCCGCTGCTGGATGCCATTCCCGCAAACCTGTCCAGCTATTACGGGCAGGACTTTGCGCGCTTCGGCGACCTGTCGGTCATTACCCCGTTGGTTGAAAACAGTCTCCTGCACAAACACACGCCCTTCATTCTGGAAATGCGCAACGTGCCCTTTGACCAGCAGCGCCAGGTGCTGTTTTATGTGGCGGATGGTTTACCCAATTTTCGCGCTGGTGCCAATGATGCTGGCGGCAATGGTATGTACCTGGCCGAGGTGGCAGCCCAGAGATACGGGGCTGAATATATCCATCGGATCATGCTGACCCAGGAGTGGTACCGCGACAACATGCCGCGTTACAAGGCCGGTTTTGAAGATGCGGAAATCACCGTGGCAAAAGATGACGGTGTGCTGTCAGACCACCGGGCGGTGCAGATGATCAACGGCGTACCCAAAGTGCCTGCCAACGCCCATACCAAGGATTTGAAGGATGGCCTGCAGCGCCACGGCGACTCGGCCATCTCGGGCTGTCTGGCGTGGTTTGCCTCGCTCAATGGCGCATCTCCCATCGAATACCAGAGCAGCGGCCAGCCCCGTGGCGCTGATGCACAAGGATTTATGTAATGGCCACCACCAAGAAACCCGCCAGTTCCCCAAAAAGTCTCACCATAGGCAAACGCCCCGAGCTCGATACCGAGGTGGCCAACCGGCTGCGCGACCCGTTCGAGACCAATTACCTGGGCATCCTGCGCACCAATGACCCCCTGCTGCTGGAGCGCAGCGGTGGCGGTGCCCAGGCGTTTGAGCTGTACCGCGACTTGAAGCGCGACGGCAAGGTGTTCAGTGGCTTGCAAAAACGCAAGCTGGCCCTGATCAGTCGGCCCTGGCAGGTGGATCCGATCGAAGATGGCGAGGCCGGCCAGCGTGATGCGGCGGTGGTGCAGGCCATGCTCAAGAGCGTGATGTTTGACAAGCTGTGCAGCGAGCTGCTGGACGCGCTGCTGGTGGGCTTTGTGCCGGCCGAGATTGTGTGGACGGTGCGCAACGGGCTGATCACACCCAAGCGCATCAAGAAGCGGGCACAGCGCCGGTTTGTGTATGTGCAGACCGACCCGAACGCCGAGCCGGAGCTGCGCCTGCTGACCACGGCCAACATGCTGACCGGTGAGGCGATTGAGGACAAGAAGTTCATCGTGCACCGGTTCAACGCCGAAGATGACAACCCGTACGGCATGGGGCTGGGCCTGCAGCTGTACTGGCCTGTGTTTTTCAAGCGCAAGGGCATTCTGTCCTGGAACAAGCTCAATGACCGCTTTGGCAGCCCCACACCCTGGGGCAGATACCCCAAGGGCGCTGGCGTGCAAGAGAAAGGCACGCTGCTTGACGCGCTGAAGGCGATGAGCAATGACGGCGTGATCATTACGCCGCAGGGCATGGAAATCGAGATGCTGGAGAGCAAACTGACCGGCTCCATCAGCACGCAAGAGCAGCTCTGCAAGTACATGGACGGCTGGATCAGCGAAGTGATTCTGAGCCAGGAGGCCACTCAACAGACCGGTGCCACCGGTGCAGCCAGCAATGAGCGCGAAGATGTGCGACTGGACCTGGTGCAAGCTGATGCGGACTTGCTGAGTGACACGCTCAACAGCACGCTGATCGCCTGGTTTTGTGAGCTGAATGGCTTGGCACCCTGCCAGGTGAGCCGGGTCATCAAAAAGCCAGAAGACCTGAAAGCCGCCAGCGAAACCGACAAGAACGTGGCCAGCATGGGGTTCAAGCTGAGCCTGGATGCGGTGCGTGAGAAGTATGGCGAGGGCTGGGAGGCAGCGCCACCACCACCACCGCCACCTGTGGCGCTACCCACGGGCGAAGCGGCGGTAGGCGCAGATCCCAACGCAGCCAAGCACGCGAGTTTTGCTGAGCCCACACCTGGGGCAACTGTCTACGCGAACAAAATCGACCAGATGGTTGCACGGCGCACCGATCCACTTCAGCGCGAAACCGATCAATTGGTGAGCACATCCGCCCCACTGTGGAGCGCGCTGGTAGCGCAGCTGCAGCAGCTTGTGGACAGCGCCCCCAGCATGGCCAGCCTGCAAAACAGCATGGTGCAGGCATATGGCGACCTGGACACGGCTGAGCTGGTGAAGCTGATGGCCGCTGGCCTGGCGCTGGCTGAGTTGAAGGGGATGGATAGTGCGCGCCAGGAGGTGGCGCCAGCGGCGTTTGCCGAGTTTTCGCCCACCCTGCTTGAGGCCACGCCCGACCCGCGGCTGGACCAGATCAGCGCCAGCGTTGCGGCATTGCAAAGCAGTGTGGATTTGCTCAGCAGCAAAGAGTCTTATCAGATTCATAACCACATCGTGCCCAGCGCGGTACCTGTCACGGTGGCCAACACGGTCAATGTGCCCGAGCAGCCAGCGCCCATCGTGCAGGTGGCTGCAGCCGAGCTGACCGTGCAGCCGCAAATCACCGTGCAGCCAGCACCGGTCACCGTCAACAACACCCATCCGGCGCGTGCCATTCAAACCGTAGAGCGCGACGCCAACGACGAGATTACCAGCACCACCACCACTTACGAGGCCTAACCCATGTCCAAAGCCAACGCCACAGAAAACGACTTCATCAAATTTGTTTTTAACTCAGTCGCCATGCCGTCCTACGGCGCGGCGCTGCAGCTGAATTTTCATAGTGCCGACCCCGGAGAAGCCGGGACGGCTACGACCAGCGCGCCTACACCCACGGCTTACGCCCCGCAGAGCGTGACCCGCGATGACACTGGCTGGACCATTTGTGACACCGATGGCACGCCAAACGCAGCAGGCAGCGCTGCAAAAAACGTGGCACAGGTCACTTTTCCCGAGGTGGAGTCCGGCTTTGTAGGCACCGAAACCTGGACGCACGGCAGCGTGTCAGTGGTGGCTACCGGGCAGATTTTGTACAGCGGTGCGCTCACGCAGCCAATCATCGTGTCGGCGCTGACAACGCCGATTTTCCCGGCAGGCACCGTGTTGTTTTCTGAGGACTGATCATGTCTGAAACATTCATTCAACTCCCGCCAGATAGCACAGGCAAGCAACTACGCACGCGCTCCAAGCTCATCGCAGGCCAAACCGTGCATGAGCAGGCGGTATATCAAACCGCTCTGCCCACTTTCTTTGCCACAGCCGACGCGGTAGCACTGGCTCAAAACAAGCACCATATCAGCCTGTTCAACGCAGCAGGCAGCGGCAAGATGGTGGCCATCCGCAAGCTGTTCCAGATCAACAACCAGTTGACTGCGGTCACTGGCGTTGCGTTGCGCTTTTCGATGTTCCGCACCACCTTACAGTCCGCAGGAGCGGCCATCACACCCGCGATGGCAGACACTGACAACACCCTGCCAGCAGGCATTACCGTAGCCACAGGCGCAACCGTTACCAACGGCCCGCTGCTGTTCCCGTACATCACGCAAAGCGATGAGATGAACGCTGCCAATACCGCTGTGGCCAACTACCTGAGCCAGTACAACAACCTGATGATGGAGTCGGCAGAAATCAAGGAACTGCGCTTGCGCCCCGGTGAAGGCTTCACTGCGCAGCAAATCACCAGCAGCACAGTGGGCAGCTTCTCCTGGGTGATGGTGTTCACCGTAGACGACGACCTGTAATGCCAGCAGCCGCCTTTGCCAACTTTGCCGTTTACGGCCCAGGTGCCGCGTCCATGCACGTTACCGACGCTGCCGGGCGGCTGGAGGCTGCGCAGCCGGTGATGACCAAGCGATTTGGTGCCAGCATAGGTGGCACGGGTACAGCGGTCACACTGCGCCCATACCGTGGTCGGGCTTTTGCGCTTGTCAATGGTGGCACTGGTGCAGTCGCAGCCCAGCCGCGCAAGCGCAGCCGCTTTGCCTTGAGTGTGTCGATTGGTGGTGCGCTCACGCAAGATGGCGTGACCGGTGCCGTGCTGGAGTCCAAGGTGGAGGGTGACTTGACGCTTAAGCAGGCCATTCGCATCCTGTTGGCCCAGGCGGCTGGTAACGCCACGGGGCTGGATGGTGCAACCCCTGAGTTCCGATCGGCGGTGGACAACGGCAAGGTGCGCATCGCGGGGACTTACACCGGCGGCACCCGCACTGTTACCACGCTCGACGGGTCATAAACCATGGCCACAAGCGGCCAATGGTCAGGCCAGTGGCTCGGGGGCTGGCAAGGAACGGCTTGCGGCTCGGGAAGCGGCGCGCTCGTCGCCTCTGGTCTGCAAGTTTGCGGGCACGGTTCACTTTCGGCAACAGCTCGCGCCTGCATTTCATCTGGCATGGTTGGCGCAGGGCATAGTGCAGTTCAGTTTGCGCCTCGCGCTCGTCTGCGGACCGGTTTGGTAGCGTATGGCGCGGGTGCGTTCCGTGGTTCTGCGAGCGAGTCAGCCCTGGTTGATCCTTCAACTACACCAACGCCAGCCGCCCCAGGCTTGCAAGGCTGGCCCATTTTCATCTCCCACCCACACCGCAAGCGCACCCGCCGCGCCCGTGAGGCCGATCTTTTACTGATGAACCACCTATGACGACCTCCACCACTCTGGCCCCGGACGCGCCCGCCGCGCGGCTGACTTCGCGCAAGTTCCTGCTGGCCCTGGCGGTGCTGATCGCCGCCACCTTGATGCTGGTGTTTCATCAGATTGAGGCGCTGGTTTGGCGCGATGTGGTTATCACTTTGATGGGGGGTTACTTCACCTCCAATGTGGCGCAGAAGGTAATGGCCAGCAAGGCAGGCACGCCATGAGTACAGCTGCTGCAGCGCAGGCCTTTGGCTTTGGCACGCCGTTCCAGGCGAAAATTGATTTCCTGCGGCAAAAATTGCGCCTTCCCACCGAGCGCTGGGATGACATCAAGGGTCGGGCAAACGACCATGCCTTCATCGTGGCTGGGGCTGCCAAGGCCGACTTGCTGTCGGACTTGCAGAAGACGATGGTGGACCGTGCCACCGATGGCGCTGGCCTGCAGGCGTTTCGCAAGGACTTCAAAGCCATTGTGGCCAAGCACGGCTGGACCGGCTGGACGGGTGAAGGCACCAAAGAGGGCGAAGCCTGGCGCACGCGCATCATTTACCAGACCAACATGGCCACCAGCTACAGCGCAGGCCGCTACCAGCAGATGAGCGACCCCGAAGTGCTGGCCCTGCACCCGTATTGGCGCTACATCCACAGCGATGGCGTGCTGAACCCGCGCCAAGAGCACTTGGCCTGGCATGGCCTGACGCTGCGCCACGATCACCCGTTCTGGAAGTCGCATTGGGCACCCAATGGCTTTGGCTGCCACTGCCGCATCACCAGTGTGACCCGCAAGGAGGGCGAGGCCAGCGCCCGCGCAGGCCTGGGTGAGCCGCCTGCAGGCTGGGATGCGATCAACCCGAAAACGGGTGAGCAAGTGGGTATCGGCAAGGGGTTTGGCTACACGCCGGGGGCGACGTGGCACCCGAATCTGGACAAGTATCCGTTTGACCTGGCGCGCGAGGTGGTGGCAGGCAACCTGAAGGATGGGGTTTTTGAGCGCTGGCTTGACTTTATCGACACCCGCATCAAAGCCGAGAAGCTCAAGCCAGAGTATGCAGGCTTGTCTGGCAGCGATCTGTCGATGGCTGTGCGCAAAGCTCTCAGCAAGGGTGAGAACTTACCTATTGCGGTGTTGGATGCCCGTGGCCTGAAGGCCCTGAAGGTTGAAAAATCAGACCAATCATCTTCCGGGTTTGTCACTCAAACGGTGTTGCTGTCTGACGATACGGCGATCAAGCAGTCGATGCATCGCGCGGGGCAAGACTTGAGTGTCAAGACGTATCTGCGCTTGCAGCAGGCGCTGGATTCGGCGCAATATGTGCAAACCAGTGCCGACAGCAAGTTAGTCTATTTTTATGCGGCTGACCAGTGGGAGATGGCGGTCATCAAGACCACCAACCAGAACAATGAGCTGTACCTGGTTTCGATGCGCAAGTCGAGCCAACGTGAAGTGGACCGCGCAATCTCGAATGGGGCCACCAAATGGGCTGCATGAAGGTTAGGAGTGAGGGGCACCAGGAACCCCTCGCGTCTTCTGCGCGACTGACTCGCCACTCAGTCGATTTCACTCAGACCTGTCCTGGTTCAGGTCACCCCGCCGTGTTGACCAGCGGGGCGGCAGTTCGCTACGAGACTTGTGCCGCAGAAGCTTGAGTGTTCATCTTAACAAATTTCCCAATATGAAACAAACTTTCCAAAAACAAAGGACGACCGTATGAATCAGTTCAAACACACCCTCACCTGGCTTGTCACCGTCGCAGTCTTCGACATTGCGCTCTACTTTGCGCTGGTTCATGGCATCCAGGGCGCTGCCAACATCGTCCAGTTCTACATCTGGTTCGCATTCTTGGTCAATTGGAGTGCGCTGTCTGATCGTTATGTGCGCGAGGTCCAGAAAATGGGCCTGCCAAACCTTCCTGATTGGGTCTTTGGCATTCAGAACTTGATGGTGCTTGCTGCGCTACTGTGGTTTGGGTGGGTCTGGTGCGCTGCGGCATGGCTGATCAAAAACATTCTGTCGTCCAGATTCAGAAAGCCCTTGCCTACTGAAGGGCCCGCCGGGTCTGCAACATGACCAGCTTCACCATCACGGTTGACGACAAAGAGGTTCAGGACACGCTCAAGGCGCTGTCGGCCCGCGTTGGCAACATGCGCCCGGTGCTGCACACCATCGGCGAAGGGATTGTGGAGCGCACCAAACGCCGCTTTGAGACCAGCACCGGGCCAGATGGCGTGAAGTGGAAGCCCAACAGCGCGGTGACTTTGATGCTTTTCGGAGAAGGCATGCTCAGTCACAGAAATAAAAAGGGTGCGCGCAGCTACTCTTACAGCAAACAGGGCGGTGAGCTCAACGCCAAGGGCATGGATCGCTTGGTCAACAAGAAGCCCTTGATTGCAGACGGTGACCTACGGCGCCAGTTCACCATCAGCACGCTGAGTGATTCGCTCACAGTGGGCAACACAATGAAATACGCCGCCATTCAGCAATTCGGCGGAAAAGCAGGCCGTGGCCGCAAAGTCACCATCCCCGCCCGCCCGTTCCTGCCCATCCATCAAAACGGCACCCTGTACCCAGCCGAGCAGGCCGAGATTCTGAGCGCGCTCAATGCTTATCTGACAGATGGTTTGTAGACGTTCGCCCCGATTTGTTTAACCACCAAGGAGTTTGAGATGGGCCGTAATACGAAAATCGAGACAGGACCAGAGCACGAGCGAATCGCAATTGATCGCTGCATTCGAGAGCACCGATACATGGGGATAGACAACATGGTTGCAGACTTGGCTGAGCAAGGCGTCTCGGTGAATCGCTCCAGCCTCCAACGTTACATGCAGAAGCTGCGCGAGAAAGACGCATCGCTTGCGACCCCTGAAGAGGGAACCATAGTCACGATTGTTGAGCGTGCAAGCGGCCAAGTCAGGTTGGTGAAAACTGCAGCAAGTGCCGACGCCATCGCCACATTAATCATGACTTTTAGGCCAAATCGCCCTATTTCCTGACGAGAAATAAGTTTTCTGGTTACAGCGGTCTACTAAGACTCGTTTTAACCCGGAAAGACCAAATATCGCGCCTTTCCCTCTTTGAATATATCAACTCCCTTCA